GCTTACCTGCCGTTAGAGAAAAGTTTGTATCACTCTCTGCTGTATGGCTAGTGCCTGTCGCTAAAACTTTTAAACCACCATTAAAGTTGTTTGTAGATGAAGGCGCATCGTGAGATACAACTCCATTTGCAGGAACTAATTCTGACCAGTCTGTTATATCTTCTTGAAAAGTATCTTCAAACTTTACGCCGGTAGCCGTTAAAGTAGATTCATTAACTCTAAATGCAGATATTTTTTCTTCTAATATATGAAGCATATCAGAAAACTCTGTTGAGTTTCCTTTAGTTCTATTAAATTGATTTATATCGTAAAAGTATTGCTCAAATATTTCTAGTTGAGCTTGGTTAGCTAGTAAGTTAAATTCTTGAGGTGTTAGATAACCTCTTTGCTCTTTGTTGGCCATAGCCAAAACTCTTTGATATACCGTGTTTATACTTACTGCCATTGTTTATATTTTTATAGTTAAGCAACCACCCTAATAGAGTGGCTGCTCTACTATATAGTGATTACGCGTTTAAGCGCTTTTCTATGTTGGAGTATATCTCCATACCTTCATCTGTTTTAAACCAAGCGGCTAAAGCAGAATATGGGTGTTCATCAAATGGTACTGTCATTATTTTTCTATCATTACTAGACCACATAAAGTAACGTTGATCAGATGATAATTTAATAATTCTAGCTTCTGTAGCTTTGATACCAAAGTTTCTAAGCTGTACGTTGTCGTCTTGAGTTAGCTCTAAGAACAAAACTGGATTTTGTTTAGCAAACAGTAGCAAGTCTCTTTTAAGCTCTTTAGAACTCATCTTAGCAACTTCAGAGCCTTTTTCTACACGCATAATAGCTTCTGCTAGATCTATATCCATTGTTCTAGCCGCAGTTAAAGCTTCAACTTCTAACTCTAGCCAATCAAGTTCGTCTTTAGCCTCTTCTACAGGTTTGTATTCGTAATACAATTCGTCTCTGTTTGGGTGGTATAAAGACAAAAGCTTTTGTAGAACTGTTTCTTCTTTAGGAACAAATAAAGCTCCGCTTCTAAATATAATATGAGCTAATCTTTGATCACCGTTCATTTCATCTACGAAACTAGTTTTTTGATTTCTACAATACTTCAACTCTCTTTCATATCCTTTTTCTTCGTCAAACCAAAAAATATTCGAGCTTCTTATACTTCTACTTAAAGGTTTTTTATTACCTTTTAAATAATAAACTCTATCTTTTATTTCCCAAGTAGGTTTTTTAGGTTCAACTTTTTTAGGTTTTGGTGTTTCAACAACAGATGTTTCAACAACAGGCACCTCTACCTTTTCTATTTTTTGTTTCTTTGCCATAATATAATATAATAAAAAATTAAAAAAAGATCGAGGACCGAAGTCCTCGACCTAATAATATTGCTTACTTCATTAACATGAAGTTGTTAGCACCTTGAGTGATTAAACATCTCTCTGATAACATGTGAATTTGCATCACGTCTAAAGCAGTAGTCGCAGCTCCAACTGAACCAGTGGTCCAAGTTTTCATTCTACGATCGTCTGTTTGAGAAGCGCGGTAACGCACGTGTAAGAAAGGACGCTTAATATTTCTACCTAACGTTTGATCATAAACAGTAGATACACCAGCTGGAATAATAACACCTCTAATTGCGTTTGCAGCATTAGCGCTGTTGATTGATCCACGAGTAGCTTTGTCGTTTAAGTAACGGAAGTCAGACTTATAGAAGTCGTAAGAACCTCTACGGAATCCAGAGAAACCTAAGTTCAACGCCATATCTTCGTCGTTTTCAAACACTCCGTAAGAAGTACCACCAGCTCCGTAAGAGTTCATAGAAGCTAACATATCGTCAAATGCTAAAGATGTAGCACGATTAACGAATAGCATGTTTTCTTCAATAGCTCCTTGAGAGTCAAACTCAGCTAAGATAGCGTCAAATTCAGCTAAATCAGTAGCAGCGTTAACACCAGTAACACCTGTAGTTACATTACCACGATCTTCGATAGCAGCAAATAAACCTTCAGTACCAAAAGTATTACCAGCACCACTAATTAAGTTGTCTGCAATAGAAGAACCAGGAGTGCCTGTTTCACTTTCAAGCATTGCCATCTCTAAGTAATCAGTAAAACGAGCTCTTGTATCAGCTTCAGCTTTTAAGTACCATAGGTAACCAGATTGTCCAGCTTCACCAGAAACCTCTACCCAACCAATACGAGATGCATCAGATCCTGATACTTCGTAGTAATCTTTCATAATAATTGGCTTATTAGTAAAAGACTTAAACGTTGGCTCGTTAGCACCTCTTCGATCAGTGTCAGCAGCAGAAGCATCATGGTAGTTAGTGCCTTTACCAAATTCAGAACCATAAACTAAAATAGTAGTAGCTTGATCTGTATTTGTTGCTGTAACAGTAGTAGCTCCATAAGGAGATAAAGTAATATCATCCGTAGACACAGCGGCAACTAAACATTTTACAACTTGATTAGCGTCAGCTATTATCACAGTGTCATTAACTCTAATACCGTGTCTAATTGTAGTGTGACCATTAGAGATACCTGAGTTATCAGAATCAGCACCGTCAATATCAGCTTGCACTAAAAATGAAGTAGTGTCTGTTAACTTACCTTTGTAAGAAAGGTGTAATCTACCTTGTTCAGACCATACAACTTGATCAGATGTCATAGCCTCTTCTGCACCAACTTGAGAAAGGAAACCAGAAATTGTACGAGGTCCAAAAACCTCAGCTTCTTTTTCCATTAAGTCAGGCAGGTATTGTTGCGCCCAACCAGCGGTTGTTTGCGAAGTAAAATCGATGTAGTTTGAAGGTAGTGCTTGCTGTCTTGTAGCTGGAACACTATTCAAATTACCACCGGGATTTGAAATTGCCATTTTTAAATAGTTTTAAATGTTAAATAAATTATTTTCGTTTTTTAAATCCAAACTTAGAACCAGAATCACTTAATACTCTATACTTAACGCCACCTGCTTCAATCTCACCATGAGTTTGTCTAGGTGTCATATCTACGTTTTTAGATTTAGCAATACTATCTTTCATAGCATCAGCCTTACCTTGCTCGTAGAAATGTCTAGCTATAGCATCAGCATTGTTAGCTGTAAAAATAGACTTGTGATATTCTTTAGCGTCTGCAACTTTATTGTCGTCCGTTAAAAACTTTTTAACGAAGTTATCAATACTGCTCTGCTCTTGTTTCACTGCATCTACATTTTTAACGTTAAATCTATATTTTTTATCACCAACGTTGTATTCAAAACCTTTGAACTTGTTGTTGAAAACTTTATCAGTTTCCTTGATAAAATAAGATTTAGCTGTTTTACTAGCTTTTTCTGTCTCTTCTGACTCTTTGTTGTATCTGTTGAAGAAATCAATAGCTTTTTGCTGCTCTGTAGTGAGCTTGCTTCCAGCTTTAATATCTTCGTAATATTTAGACTTTTGCCCGTCTAAGTAGGCTTTAGCCTCGGCAACTTGCTCTTTTAAGGCTATTTTCTTTTTTCTAATATCTTTCTCATCATCGACTTCTTCATCATAAGAAAAAGTTTCATCCATTAAAAACGCTCTTTCTTCAGCGTCAAGATGAGGTTTAGTTAGTTTGTAATATTCTTGTAATACTGTTAAATTATCCATACCTGAATAATCTTGATTAAGCATTACATAATCTTCTAAACTTCCACCAGTGTCTTCCATAAAGTCTACTAACTTTTGGATGTTCTCTGGTAAAGGCTTGCCAGTAGCTTCGGCTTCAGCGACAGCTTCTTCAACTTCTTCAGCAAGCTCTTCAACTTGCTCTTCAACTTCTTCAGTTACTTCCTCAACAACGGGTGCTTCTTCATCTTGAACCCGCTCTTCTTCTCCGGTAGATTCTTTAACTTCTGCTTCGACGTTTTCTTCACGTACTTCTTCGCTAGTTTCGGATTCGTCGCGAACAGGTACCTCATCTGTGCTTTGCTCTGTAGTGGCATTTTCTTCTTCTTTTTTTTCTTGTGGTGGTTTACTTAAATCTATTTTAATAACGCTGTCGTCTCCTTCAGACATAAATTTAGTTTCTTCCACTTGTTGAGTCTCTTCAACGTTCTCTAGTTCTTGTTCCATAATATATAATATAAAAAATTAGTGTTTATCTAGGTTCAAAGCTACCTAAATTAAATCCACCTCCGAGTATATCATTACCGGCAGACTCAAACTTTTTAGGTGCTGCACCTGTTTTTCTTTGATCTATAAGCTCACTTTGTTGTGATGCTTGTATTTTAGTTCTTTCATCTTTGCGATCTTCTTTTTCTTTTTCTCTAGACTTCAAACCTTCAACTTCCATACCTTTTAACTGCATGTTGTATTGAAACTCTAAAGCCATAAGTTGTTTTTTAAGCTCTGCTTCAGCTTGCATTTTAGTCATATCTATTTGGCTTTGCGCTTGAGCTAACTGAGCTTTTTGCTGTATTATTGCTTGGTTCTTTTGAACTTCAGCTTGAGCTGCTACTTGTTGAGCTTGAGCGTTAGCTTGTGATTGAGCTTGTATATTTTG